CGACCTCACTGCTGAAGATAGCGCCGGCACTCGATCAGAACTTTCTTAAGAGTGGCAATCTCAACGCGATCACGGCAGAACTCTCGCGCACATTTGGTGGTCAAGCGCAGACAGCAGCGAACACCTACCAAGGGCAGTTAAATCGACTGTCGGTCGGGTTCGGCGAATTGCAAGAGAGTTTCGGCGCCGGTTTCCTCAACGCTCTCGGGAAGACTGAAAGCAAGACCGGCGACCTGATGCAGGCGATGGAAGACCTGCAGCCAGCCCTCGAGGACATCGGGTCGGCAGCAGGCGACGTAGTCGTCGAGCTGGCCGGACTGGTGACGGCATCGGATAAGGCAGCGAAAGCGGGAAAGAACTTCCTCGAGGCGCCGAACTGGGACGACCTCGGCAGCCTCATTACTGAGGCCGCGAAGGCTAATCAGTTCTTCAACAGCACGTTGGTGCAAGGAATCCCCGTTATCGGCCCAGCCGTCGACCTGCTGCTGAACCTTAGCGGGGCCTATGACCAACTGGCCGGCTCATCCGAAGACGCATACACGGGCATCAGTCGCACAGCCATGGCACTCGGGAAGGGCGCCCCCGAGGTCGACAAGAACGCGGCAGCGACCTCGAGGTGGAATGCGATCGCAGCCGCTAACGGCGCCGTCGTCAAGACAAACGGCGGCAACCTCGAGGAATACTTTGCGGCCTTAGACAAGACCACAAGCTCGACGGGTTCGACGTCAAAAGAAACCGACCTACTGACGACGGCATTTGACTTGCAGCGCGGGGTCGTTGAGAAGTTGCGTGGCACGCTTGACAATCAGGTGTCGGACCTCGAGGCCGCTACGCAGGCAGCCAAGGACTACTCGACCACGCTCGCCACGCAGCTGCTGGGTGGCATCGACCTCGGCGCCGCACAACAGACCGGCACCGACCTCGGCATCAGCACGCTCGACGCGTTTGACCGGCAGATTGCCGAGGCCGAATGGTTCGGCAACGTCCTGTCCTCGATCAAGGCTCAGGGCGCCGACCAAATGCTCATCGACCAATTGGCATCCCTCGGCCCGGCAGCGGGCGGGGCCCTTGCTCAGGAGATGCTCGACAAGGGCCTTGTGCAGACATTCAGCGATCGCCTGGTCGATGTCGTCGCCGTAGCCAACACGACCGCTCAGGCCATGGTCCCCGAGTTCCTCACGGCTGGCATCGACTCCGCTGAGGACTTCGTCGACGGCACCATCGAGCAATTGACCAAGGAACAGGCACGGTTGAAGGCGATCGGCAAGAACGTTGGCAAGGGCATCGGGGTGAACATCAAGGCCGAGATCGCCGAGGCGGTTGCCGACGCCGTCCGGGCAGCGAACGCAGCCAAGACAGCAGCCGCAGCCGAGCGGGCCGCCGAGATCGCAGCGCAGCAGGTCACGGTGTCCGAGCAGCAGATCGCCCAGGCACTTCAGCGGCTCATCGGCAACAGCAACGCACGCGCCGGTTACAGCATGGGCGTGCCAGTACCGACTCCGGTGCTGGGATGAATCCGACTATTTACGTGAACGGCACGGCACTCGACCTTGACGGGGTCGAGTACCGGGTGAGCGTGTCCCACGGCCGCAACGACATCACAGCATCCCCGGCACCCTCAGACGCGTCGATGACGCTGTTCGGGTTTACATCGATACCGGTCGCCATATCCGACGTGGTCGAAATCGAGGCCTACGGCGAGGCGCGTTTCACCGGCCGGGTAACCGACACCAGCCTGACCCACGACTTCAACCCCAACGGGCCGAGCGTCGGAGTGCCCGCACTTAGCTACGTCGCCCGCCTAGACGTCACGATGATCGGCAACCTCTCGCGCCTTGGGCTGGCATTCGTCGGCGCAGGCGGATACCCGAGGGAATTGCTCAACGACCGGGTTGAGAACATCCTCACCGATGCGGGCCTTACCTACGCCAACAACTCCGACCCCCTCATGACACAGGAGCCGCTCGACGCACTGGACGGCGGATACTCCGCCCTTGACCTGCTCACGGCCCTCGGCACGGAGACGGGCGGCACCCTGTGCGACCTGCCCGACGGCGCGATCCTGTGGGAGTCGTACAGCCGGCGTGGGTTTGGCTACAACCCGGCGACATGGCTCGACATCGACGTCCTCGACACTTGGGCGGACATCAACACGATATGGGCGGACGTGTACGACCGGGTCGACACTGCCCCCGCCACCATCGAACTGCCCGCCAATGCAGTGACCTGGTCACCGGTGTGGCGGAACACGTCCCAGACCATCCTGAACGACGTCACCGTCGTCTACAAGACGGCGCAGAACCAGACCGAGACGGACAGCGACCCGGCATCGATCCTGACCCACGGGCGGCGCGCATTCACACTGTCCACGCAACTGCACTACGCGACGGACGCGCAGGCACGCGCCTCGGACATCATCCGTACCCAGTCCGAGCCGCGATATGCCATGCAGTCGCTCGAGGTGCTGATGGAGGAAATAACCGACCCTGTCCGGTCGCAGCTGCTGCAGGTCATTTCAGGCAGCAAGATCGACTTGGACAACACGCCGCAGCCGTCACCGATTGAGGACTACATCGGCATCGTCGAGGGATGGTCGGAGACATACACACCGGGACAGCACCGCCTGTTCCTGTCGCTGTCCGATCCAAGATTCAGCTACCAGGTCGTCAGGTGGAACGAGGTCGACCCGGCGCTGCTGTGGTCCGGGGTCGATCTGTCCGTGCGTTGGTACAACGTCGTCATACCGGCCGACCTGGTCGCCTAAGTGAGAGGATAAGAGCATGGCAACCCCGTACGTCATCAGCAGCGACCTAGTAAGCGCCTACCCGGCCAAGTCGCTCGAAATAGCGCAGTACATCGACGGATTCAAGGCTGACCTAGCGCTCGTGCAGAACGCGCAGACCGGCACCACTTACACATTGGCTGCGGCCGATTTTACGAAATTGGTCACCCTGTCGAACGCGTCCCCCGTCGCCGTCACCCTGCCCCTCGAGGCGACGGTGCCATGGCCCGCCGGGACGCAGCTGCGCCTGCTCAATCAGGGCGCCGGACTCGTGACCGTCGCCGGGGCCGTAGGGGTCACGATCAACGGAACACCGCTTACCCTTGCCCAGTACAAGGGCGCCGTGCTCACGAAGACCGGCACGAACACTTGGACGTTCATACCTTTTTCCGGTGGTAGTGCTGCAGCAGTGGTGAGCAGCACTACCGGGTCACCGACGATCACCACGGATGGCGCCGCGACCGTGTACAAGTACACCGGCGACGGCACCATCGTCGTAGGCACCGCTGGCCTAGTCACCTTGCTGGTCGTCGCTGGTGGTGGTGGTGGTGGCACGGGCGCCGGGTCAGGTACGCGTGGAGGCGGTTCGGGAGGCGCCGGTGGGTTGGTGCCTATTGCATCCTTTTGGTTAAGCGCTGCTACCCACACCGTAAAGGTCGGCGCGGGCGGCGCTGGAGGCACAGGAGGGTTCGCGACCAACGGCAGCCCCGGTGTCCTGTCTGGTATTGCATCAGTCACCGCCATCGGCGGTGGGTTCGGTGGCAGCGGCGCTGGAGTCGCTGGCGGCGGAGGTGGTTCCGGTGGCGGTGGCTGCGCTGGTGGCGCCGGTGGCGCAGCGTCAGCCACTGCGCTCGCCCAAGGGAACCCGGGAGGTGGGTCAAACACGGCTGACGATTCTCCCGGGGGCGGAGGCGGTGGCGCTGGTGGCGCTGGCGTCCTAGGTGGCGCCGGTGGTGCAGGATTGGCAAACAGCATCACTGGATCGAGCGTCACCTATGCGGCAGGCGCGGCGCAAGGCACCACCGTCGGGTCAGCAAACACCGGTAACGGCGGGTCAGGTTGCGCTGGAGGCAGTACAAGCGCATTTGCCGGAGGCTCTGGCGTGGTCATAGTGAGAGTAGGTTAAAAATGGCGCATTTCGCAAAAGTTCAGGACGGCCTCGTTGTCGACGTGCACACCCTTGTCACGTCCGTTATCACCGACCCCGACGGTCAGCAGGTCGAAGCGCTGGGGCAAGCGTTCCTCGCGAACCTGTGGGGCGGCGACCCGCTCGACTATGTGCGCACTCACTACCCGGTGGACCAGCCGACTCCCTACCCGCGTGGGTGTTACGCGGGTGTCAAATATTCGTGGGACGGCACCGTATTTGCGCCACCTTCGGAACCTGAGCCGACACCGGAACCCGAGGTGGCGCCATGAGTTGGAAACTAGCCGCGGCAGCGGTCACACTCAGAGACCAGGTCAACAAGCGATACCCGAAACGCGACCGGTCCAGTGACGGCACGATCGGCGACCAGGCACACCGGCGCCGCATCTCCGACCACAACCCGGACAAGACCGGCTACGTCATGGCACTCGACCTCGACGAGGACGGCTGGCCCGCCCACCAGTTCGCCGACCAGCTCGTCGACTACATGCGCACAAGCGGCGACAAGCGCATCAAGAACATCGTGTATGAGGGCCGGGTAGCGTCCGGCACCTACTCGAACCAGCGGTGGGTCTGGCGCAGCGCACCGAGCCTCGGACACGCGCACCACATTCACGTCAGTTTCGCCGAGCCTGCCAAGCACGACGGGCGCCCCTTCCCCCTGCCGATCCTTGACATGCCGCAGGCCAAGCCGGTCGACAAGGCACCAGCCAAGAAAGCACCGGCCAAGAAAGCAGCCAAGCCCAAGCCATGACCGAGATGTTCACCACCGTCATCGGCCTGCTCGTTGCAGTGATCGGCCTAGTGGCCCTCGTCATCCGGGGCCAGACGAGGGCTCAGCGCCCGAACGGTGGTAAATCACAGTACGACCTGCTTGTACGGATCGAGAGCCGCCTAGACCGGCTCGAGCGCAACCAAGACGAACATCTGCGTCACCACATGGAAGGCACATGATGCTCGACAAGCTCAGCCCCGAGGCCCGTCATCTCATGCTTCTCCTCATCGGCGCCCTCATCGCCTGGGCAAGCACCGAATTGCCCACGCATCTCGAACCGCTGCCGGCCAGCCTGCTCGGCGCCTTCACGACCGTCGCCCTCGCATGGCTCACACCGCTGACAAAGCAATACGGGCTCGGCGCCCCCGACACGACTGACAAGGTTGACAAGGTTGGGTAGTTTGGTAAGGTAGGTCCTAGGTCGGTCACAAGGACCGGCCTAGGAAAGGGGAAACGCAATGTTCTTCATCTTCTACAAGCGGCTTACCAAGCGAGGCCACGTCCGCATGGACGTCCTCTCCTACCCGGACAAGTCGGCAATCGGTTTCGAGACCTACGCCGAGGCCGACGAGGCCGGCGCCGAGTTCCTCAAGTCCGGCGTCGACGGGTGCATTTGGGTCGAGGTCCGCAGAATCTACTAACCGGAAGGGCCCCCAATCGGGGGCCCTTTCCTTATTGAGAGGAAGAAATGACCGACAACAACACCTACAGCACACGGCAGGCCGCCG